GCGGGCAACCGCACCGTCATCACTTCCTTCCCGGACATGGGCAGCATCGAGAAGTGGGTCGAGCAGGCCGCGGAGGTCCAGGCGGCGCACTCCGACATCTACGAGGTCTCTCGGCTGGCGGCGGTGCCCGAGAGCGACGAGGCTGCTGCGTCGGCAGCCGCGGAGTAGGATAGCGGGCCGCAGGGGCGGTGTCACCCCTAGCTGGCTCGCGGAGGGCCCGTCTTTGAGGGAGAGGTCCGGAACCAACCGGGCTCGGCGGGCCCTCTCCCCGCTCCCTGGCAGACCCCTGCCAGGGAGGTCCGTAGGAAGCCTTCAGGAAGGCTGCCCTAGCAACCATCCCCCTGTTGGGGAACGTCTGTGGACCCTGCTGTCACGATCCACCGGGAGGTCCGGGCCGTAGCTGGCCTGGGCCTCCCCTTTTTTGTCTGGGAACCTCTACCATTTTACCTATAGCTCCGCAGGGTCTCCAGCTCCCTCTCCACGGTCCTGGCCAGACCCTCCCACGCGGAAGCTGCCGCGTAGAGGGCCACCACCTGCCACTGGAGCATCACCCGCAGCAGGATCAGCGGATCGCTTCGAGAAGCCACCGCGTTGTCGCTCACTAGGCGAAGTCTTTGCTGCATGACCCACTCTCCTTCTGATCGCTGCCGCCACCTTGCGGTAGCTCTCCAGCATCGCCGCCCGTCTCTGCTCGCACCACTCGCACATCTAGCAGCCCTTGCAGATGGACGGAGGCGGCGGAGGGATGGGCGGCATCGGTTCTATCCTGCTCGGATTATCTGGCGTGCTCGGACTAGGCGCCACCACCTCACGGTCGGATTGGGTGAAAGGGTGGGCCGGCTCCGACCAAGCACGAGAGCAGACCGAAGATCAGATACACCACCAAGATCGCAACGATCGCCCACAGGATGATCATGACGATCTGACCGATGACCGGAAAGCCGGAGATGGAGGTGATCCACGGCACCAGCAGTTTGATGCATGCCACGATCGCGCCGACGATGATCAGCCACACGATCAGCTGCTCGAGAAATCCCAGCGTGAAGCAAGCCATGGTCTCCTCCCTAAGTTGATACGAACTCCCAGTCCACCTCACCCATCCCGTCAATCTCTAACGCCTTGGCCAGAGCTGGGGACAGGTCGATGCCTGCCTTGTTGGTGGTCCTGCCCTTCTCGTCCGTGCCGCTCTCGGCCTGAGGCCGCTCCCCGGTCTCCCAGTACGGATCGTCGGTGTTCCATGGGCCGACGTCCCATATCTCCGCCACTGCACTCAGGCCAGTGGCCCGGTTGTGGACCCGGACCAGTGGCCGCGCCCCCTCGAAGCGATCCGGCAAGCTCAAGTACAGGTCCGTATCGTTGAGCACCATGTCCTCGTCGTAGGCCGAGACGTTGTAGTCGCTCTCGCCTCCGAACACAGTGGCCACGATGTTGGTCTGGTTATCCGGGATGTTGGTCACCGGGTTGTGGAAGTCCTGGCCGTTGATGGTGACCGTGACGTCACCGACCTTGGTGATCTGGAGCGCGATCACTGCCGTGCCCGTCCCGCTCTGCTTGAGCAGCTGACCGTTGAGCAGCACGGACACGTCGCCCTCCACGGAGCCGAGGATGTCCACCCTGCACTCATCCTCGGTTGGAGCTGGAGGCTTCGGTTTGGCCTCACTCCTCGCGCCGGCGATCACGTCCACGATGGCCTGGCATATATCGGTGAACCGCTCCCGGTACAGGTCCGCGTCCGAGGAGCTGTCCACGAAGCACACCTCGAGCAGCACTGCTGGCTTTTCCGTCTTGTTAAGGAAGTACAGGTCGCTGCGATACTTGGGTCCGCGATCGATGAAGCCGCCAGAGGAGGAGATGGCGGCGGACAGCTCCTCCGCCAACTGGCTCTGGGTGGTGTAGAGCACCTCACAGCCCATCGGTTTGGAGGTGGTCTGATAGGCATTGAAGTGGACGGACACGTCCAGCTCGCGGTCCTGGGCGTTGTGGAAGTCCACGATCGTCTCGAGGTTCTCGCTCTGGCTGGTGCTGGTGTCATCGTGGAAGGTGACCACCGGGAAGTCCAGCTTGCGCAGGTAGTCGGCCACCTGCTCGACCACCATGCGGGCCTCCTCCACCTCATCGAGGTAGCCGCTGGCGCCGCGGACCAGCTTACCGTGGCCTGAGGATATGACGATGCTCATGCTCGCCTCCTCAGCGACGACACAGTTGACGGTATCTGCTGCAGTTGCCCTGGCCCTGCTCGCCCAGCTCCTCCTTGTGCATGCAGGCGGCCCTCAGCTCTCCGCAATTCACGACGCGACGGCGCTGATGATAGCGGTAATAATCGTCAGGCTCTCCGACCCGCACGCCACCTGGACCGACCTGGAACGATTGGGCTCCGGCGCTCACGGGCAGCAGCAGGAATAGCGCGATCAACACTACTCTCATGGTCTCTCCTCCTCTCACCAGTACAGTCCGATCAGCAGGATCACCACCACCGCGCCTCCGATCCCGACCCATACCCACGTCTTGGCGTTGTCCATTGGACCAAATCTCATTGCCCTGCCCTCTTCATTCTGATGTGTCGCGGAGTGCGTAGCTCGATGGCCTCCGCGATCCGCTTTCGTTTCCTCTGCTGGTCCTCATTCACCAGCTCCTCGCACCTGCCGCAATAGCCAGTGGTTCTAGCGGTCATTCTTCCGCAGCGCTTGCACCTCCGATTCCGCATGGTCCCCTCCTCACAATCACTCCTCCTTCTCATTCTCAAATTGAGAGATCATCTTGATGATATCGAAGCAAGGCTCAGTGGTGAAGATGAACTTGCCATTGGTCATAGTCAGCACGCACATGGTCCCCGCAGCGAAGTGCTCCTCGGCTCCCTCGCGAGGTCTCCTGATGCTGGAAATCTCAGCGATATTGATCGATATCTCTTGACCATCCGGTGCGTGAACGGAGATCAAATGGAATAGGATGAACCACAGCATCTCCGCCCAGCCTCACGATGCATAGTATTCCTCGACCACGATCTGCCCGTCCCCGCCCTTGCCGCCGGACATGTTGCCGGCGGCACCGTTGCCGCCAACTCCAATGGACCAGGCATAGGGACCGACTGGGTTCGGAATGATGATATCGAGCGCTCCACCCGCGCCAGCTCCGGCGCCATTGGCCGAGGGGTTCACGTTGTTGTCTCCACCCCCGCCCCCACCTCCGCCCACGTTCCCAGCGCCACCGACCGCTCCGTAGTTAACTCCATTGCCTCCCCCACCCCACGCCGAGTTGCCGCCCATGCCTCCGCCGCAGACTTGATTGAGACCGGTGTGAGCATACTGCGCACCGCCGCCTTGGCCGACTAACACCCGACCAAACCCACCTGCGCCGATCGTTCCTCCTCCCCCTGTCCCTCCGCCGCCATTCCCAATGCCTGCTCCTCCTCCGTTGGCCGTGTGTGGTCCGAAGGTGGTTGGAGTACCGTTAGAGCCGGTTGTGGTCGGAGAGCCCCCGCCGGCACCTCCACCGCCCCCGCCGACCATCTTCACGCGTATCCACAGGCAACCGACCGGAGGGTTGTAGTTGCCGGAGCCGGAGGTGAACTTCTGGACCGTCGGGACGAGAGAGATGTTGGCCTGGGCCTGGTTCTTCTGCGCAGCGTTCAGAGCCTGTGAGATGTCATATCGCACAGCTCCGCCCCACGGATAGGCAGACGGTCCCCACACCGTGCCGTCCCAACGATAGACCGGAACGCCAGCGACCGCCGGAGACGGAAACAGTTGGCCGACCGTCGGAGCGTTTGGGAAGTTCAGGCCCATGGGGTTACTCGCTCGATCATTTCTCTTGTGACCTCAAGAATTTCAACAACTCTTCATTGCCACTGGCCTCGGCCTGGGCGATCGCCTCAGCCAACATCTTGGACCGCTGGTCAAGAAGATATTTATCCCAGGCCGCGACCTCTTCTGGGTGCTTCCTTCGCCACTCCTCATGGTTCGCAAGGGTCTCTTCCGGCGTGAGCCACTTGAGAGGCACGGCCTGATCGATGTAGATTTGGTACGGCGAGAGGTCATCGATTGCTTTGTTGGGTAGAACGTGACCCACGTGCTCGACCTCGCCCTTATCGTTGTACCACTGCACGGCGCTGACCCCATCGGCCAGCAGGGCGGAGCAATCGCTGATCAAGGATACTCCGTCCACCACCACGATATTGTCAGCGGCGACGATCGAGGCTCTCATCGCTTATCCTCCTGTTGACACCATTGGCGGCGGCGTCAACCGCCTGGATTACGCCACCGATCACGCCGTTACGAAACGTCTCCATCGCTGCCGTCGTCCCACGAGAGACCTGGGCGTTCTCAATCAGCAGCATCGGCAGCAGCGCCACCGCGCACCGCCAGTCGTCTATCATCTCTTCGCTCTGGGGGTTCTTGCCCATCACCCGCGTCCACCACGGACACTTGTGACACACGGTGGAGCAGTCCACCTTGTGCAGCGGACAGACGGTGCCTTCATCGGCGTGTGGAATTTTGATCATCAGTTCTTACTCGCTAGGATCACGTCACAGTATTGGATCGCCATAGTGATCGGGTGGTTGTGGGCGCCGCCTCCGGTGTTATTACTGGCTAACGAAACTCCACCAGAGACCTGGTTCGTACCAGTCGGCGCTGTATTCACATTAGTGTATGCGATGTTGTAACCTGGCGGCACGGCGGCAGTCGCGGTCTGCAAAATTCCGAGCTGGTACCACGTGCTCGCAGCGATGATCGGGAACCAATAGTTTGACGTGCCGGACGGATAGAGAGTAGTAGAACCAGAGGATGTGATGCCGCTCGCGGTCTCCGCAAGCGTCATGGTGTGGCCACCAACCACGGTCTGGGCCATCACCGTGGAGAACGGATTGGTGCCGCCAAAGACGCCACCGGCACCGGAGACCACGCGGAGCGCCTTGTCGTTCTGGGTGGTGACTTGGGTCCAACCCACCGGCGCGGCGCCCTGATAGAACACCATGACGGTGCCGCTGGGGATGCCCGTGTCCGGGATCGCAACCGCGACGACCCACTGCGAACTGTCTCCGTCATTGTAGCGGACGTAGAGCAAGCCGCTGTCGCTCTTCCACCACAACACGTTATCCGCCGGACTGCCCGGAGGAGTATCAGACGTGATGACCGTCGCCGTCCCGGCCGGACCCTGGATGCCCTGAGGTCCCTGTGGTCCGATCAGCGAAGTCCCCGCGGGCCACACTCCCCCAGCCTTTGGGCCGAACAGGAAGTGGGTCGTGGTGTTGATGTAGCTGTCGCCATCGTGACCAACAGCGGGAGTGGGGTCGGTCGAGCCGTAGATGATCAGGCTGCCCTGGATGCCCTGGATGCCTTGGATGCCCTGCGGGCCAACGAGAGAGGTCCCGGCCGGCCACGCCCCACCGAACTTCGGACCGAACATGAAGTGGGTAGTCGTATTGATATAGAAGTTACCGTCGACGCCGATGGTATTAGCCGGATCGGCCGCCCCATAGAGCACGGTGTTGCCGTCGGCACCCTTCGCGCCGGTGATGCCCTGAGGTCCAGGAGGTCCCTGGTCGAGCTCCTGGATGACCTCTACGTCGAAGTCAGCTACGATGACAATAGGATCGCTGGCCAGCAGGATGCTGACGTCACCATCATTAGTGATTTGGACAGAGGTCACCTGCTCGCCCCTGCGTTGATGGTCAGCGTACCAGACCACATGCGAATGATTTGAATACCCTGGAAGCGAACGAGGGAGTGCTCATAGTCACCGAGCGGGAGCTGGACCAACTGAGCCTGAGTGATCAGCACAGTCCACTTTCCGTTCGGAGCATCGGTGATCGTGAGACCTCCGTTCTCCGTGGTCAGCAGCATCTCCTCATTGACATCCTCGGCGTGGCGACGGATACCCATCTGCATGGTGTTGCCGACCAGACTGATCGGCACGCCCTCCACAGTCTGATAAGCGAACTGCCTGCAGAAGTCCGCGTCATTCTCAGTGATGATGGTAACGATGGCCATCTCTAACCGACCTTTATGCCGCCACGTCCGATAGGCACCCCACCGACCACGATGTTCGCGTCATCGATCACCATCTGCAGTGCGGCGTTGGTCTGCTGACCGGCATCGTCGCGGGGCCAGGTGGTCGCGGGACCTCCCTCAATGAACGTTAAATATCCAGGATCGCTAGCATCGGTGATCAACTGTCTGGCGCTAGCGAACACTCGTCCGTCGTCGGCCAACCAGTACCAGTCCATGATGTTGTAGTGGCGAGCAACGATATCAGTGAAGAAGAACTCAGGCATATTGTCCTCCGGATGATAATGTGCCAGCAACGGTGCCTGGATAATAGTTCACGCCACTTCCAGACGAATTGATCACGCCATTCTGGCTGGCTTGGTATTTTGGCCCAGTGACGTTACCAGGATTTACGAAGTTGGCGAACACCTGCGTGCACCCGCTGATCGATGACACCACAAAACCGTATTGAATGGTGATCGGCACCGAGATGGTTATCGTCGTTGGATTTTGAGTAGGAAAGCCGATGTTGCCACCGTTGAAGGTGTAGAACATCGCGCCGATCCACTCTGGATCACCCGGCGAACTCCCAGAGATGACGTAGGCGGCCGGTGCTGAACTGAACTGACACCAAGCGGAGCGACCCACGGAAACCATAGCGCCAGGAGACCCACCAAACTCCATGCTGCTGAACGATACCGTGGACTGGTTGCCCGAGAGATAGAAGCAGCACAGCGGATCATTGTACACGGTCCAATTGCCGCCCTGGGGAGAGGACAACTTGAACCCATCGATTATCTGTTGGCCCGTCTGCGACCCACTGCAAGCCGTCCGGTTGAGTGTGGAGACGGAGACGGCAGCGGGGTTGGCGTGGTTGCCGATCCAGCTGACAGAGCCGGCCCCGCTCGGGGAAGGCAGCACCCAGTAGTTATAGGCCCCATCCGCAACGTTGACCGTGACGTTGAAGCCATTCAGGTTGTAGTTGTTGATCACATTGCTCGGTTTCTGGAGCGTCTTGAATGGTCCGTGGATGGTCCCGGCCACCACAGTCGCGCTCGTCCCGTCGTACGCTGTATCGTCGCCGGTTGTGCCGTTGACGTAGAAGACGGTTGGTTTCTGAAGATAAATGGTGCCTCCAGAACCGCCACTGCTGCTGACGCCGCCGGAGGTCCAGACCAGATGGAAGATGGTCCCATCGAAGACGAAGCAGGCGATAGCGTTCTGCTTGAGCTCGCCAGCCGCCAGTTCGGAATTGTCCGCCGGGTGTCTGATCGGTTTCGGCCCAAGAGCGTTCACGTTCAGGACCGACGCGCCGGTGTTGCTATTGGCGATCTTGGCGACGACCGTCATGTACTTGAAGTACGCAGTCGGCGCGGGGGTCTGGGTGACCTGATAGGCATTCGCCGTACCGGCATCATCATCGGAATACAACAGTGTGCTCTGGATCGACTTGGCCAGCTGGTGGAGGTCGCTGTTACCGGGCACGACCAGCGCCGCGTCCTTGATCAGGTTGACGATCTCACGCTGCGGATACTCTATGCTGGCAGCGGGAGGGATCGACCCAGCCTGGCCGGTGGACGGATCACCATTGATGTACGGCGTGTCTCCCCAAACGACTTCAGCCGGTTTTCCATAGGGTTGATTGTATAGCATGTTGCTTCCCCGCTTACGGCGTCCCGGCCATTGGGTCGCCCGGTGTTAGGCCAGAGTAATCGAACACGATGATGGTGTGGGCCGGCTTCCAGCGCTGAAGGATGCACTCCAGGTCGGTAGCGTGGCCGATCCGCAAGTGAGGATCGACGCCGGTCTGACCTCCGCCTCCTCCGCACCTGAACCAAGTCAGTGGAGCTTCGTGAACATGGACCGTCCAATAGTAGCGGTTCTCCGGAGGTCCCAACCCATAGTTGGGATACTCCGAGAGCTCGCCGTTCTGAACGCGACCACCGTCAGGATTGTACACCGGCAAGTAACCGCGCACGAACATGTCACTGAACATCGGGTTGGTGCCGTCACCGTGCACCCGATTGTCACCGCAGCGATCAAGCCCGACCATGAACGGGCGGTACTCAGTGATCGAGATGTGATAGCCGAGCCTGGCCGAGAAGTCGATGTAGAATTGGCGGGACTGGCTACCCATCAGGGTCATGCGTTGAACCAGAGCAGTCTGTCGCTCACCGATCGTCTGCGGAGCGGTGTAGCACGGGTCGGGCAGTCCCCAGTTGCGCTCCCAGTCTGGCAGCAGTTCGATCGTCCGGCGAGGATCGCTCTCCTGCTCCAACAGGTCCGCTGCCCGACTGTCCACGAACCCCCAATACTCGCAGAGGCCATCGCACGTCATCCATAGCACGCTGCCTAGGTCGTGCTTGGGCCAAGCTTGGCCATTGGGTAGCAGCGAGAAGAACGCTTCCCGATAGTCACTCCCTGACCTCCTGACGTGCCTGTCACTCATAGAGGATGGTCTCCAGCACAGCCATGTGTCCCGGAGAGTTCATCGCGACGTCTGCGGTCGGAGCGATCAAGTTGAAGGAGACGACAGATGGAGCGTTCATGATCGCGTAGTTGATCCAGCTCGCAAAAATGGTCTGCCCCGGAGCGGCCTTGACCTTCAGCATGTTCTGCACGGACAACTCTATCTCGGCTTGGCACTCCGTGGTGTTGGGAACGAGGTTTGCGATCGTTATATCGAGCATCTGCTTGACCGGGGCGATCACGTAGCAGTCCTTCACGGTCACCGGTCTCATCACATCGATGTAGCCGGCCACCGTGTTGATGTCGGATTGGGTCGGCCACCCATCGTCGCTCGCCCTCAAATCGTCCATCAAGAACCTGACCGTCATGGTCCCGATGCCCATCTCATTGGGACTGGACCACGCCCTGGTCACACCCGGCACGGCCAGCGCCCACTGCTCATAGTCAGTCTTGTCTCCTCCCATCGGAGGCTGCTGGATGCGACGAAGGATACGAGTGCGCAGCTCCTCATCGGTTTCAGTATCGGTACCACCGTCCATGGTGATCACGGTCACTTGACCATCCACACCAGGAGGCGGAACGAGGAAGGCCAGACTGTCCTCCGGCTGCATGTTGCCGATGATCCCTGGGTCCAGCGCGGTCACCGGAACGATCGTTGGCCCGGTCCCGATCACGGTCTGGGAGGTGACCTGATAGGTGGCGTTCTGAGTGCCCGCACCCAGCAGAGAGCCGGCCGGGATGACGGAGCCGTTCACGCCGGTGGATGTGACCGAGCCGGAGGCCATGGTGGCCTGCTTCCTGCCGGTGGTCCCATCCGCATTGACCAGCCATATGTCGCCGTGACGATCCAACCACTCCGTCTCCGCCGTGTCCGGGAGCAACTGAAGTGACAGCCAGTCCACGTACTCCAACGTAAGGAAGCACAGCGCACCCTGCACGTCACTCATGACCCGCAGCACGCTGTTGGGGATGGTCGCGTCACTGCCCGGGAGCGATCCGTGGATGCTGTCCCGAACCAGCGAGCGGACTTCCCTCAGAGTTGGAGTGTCCCAAGGCATTACGGCATGATCCCTTGCCAGAGCATCTGATACATGAGGTCGATGGCTGTGCGAGGCCCGCGATGGATGCGGACCACTGCATTGAGTTGCTGCTTGCTAACTCTCATTGACATAATCTCGTACCGGCTCGCTATCTTGCGATCGATGAACGGTTGGATGGCGTCCCTGATGTAATTCATTGCCCAGGTCTGGGTGTTGCCGAACTTGGCTTGGACCGGCTCCAGCGCGCTGCGACGAAGCAGCCACAGCTTGGTCCCGATCGGCCACCCGTTCCAGATGGTATCCGTATCCATATCGCCCCACCATCCCTCTCTATTGGTGCTGTCCGGGTCCGGCAAGCGATCGTCAACGCCCGCTAGAGCGTTCGTTCCCAGAGCCACGACGACCGCCGTAGCGAGCGCTTGTCCGTCATCCAGCGACCCATCGGAGAGCAGTTGCCAATCGATCGTCACCGAGTATTTTGGGTAATCGGTGTTCTGGACTGTCCGTATGTCGACCGGGAGCGTGGTCATCTGATCTCCATTATCTCCTCGATCCTGGTCAACCTCGCCTCGATGGCATCCAGCCTGTGAGTGAGGCTCTCGACCCACGTGGGACCTGAGGCTGGAGGCGACCGCTCTGGCTCTGCCTCCAATGGCAGCGTCACTCCAGGAGGCAGCGTGATGCCCGGAGGCAGCGGAGGCATCGGCAAGGATGGGATCGAGGGCATACTGAAGCCGAGCCCATTGATGATCGACTGGACGTAACCCTGGGTGGTCAAGTGCATCGACGAGGTCGGAGGAGCAGCGGTGACCTGCTTCATGAAGTAGCCGAGCCCACCGGTGAACTTGTTGCCGAAGATTTGAACCAAGTTGCCAGAGGCATCATACGTGGATGCTCCACTGCTCTCTGGCGGTTGAAAGCTGTGCACACCAGTCTTGTGCTGGATGGTCTGATCGTGGACGAGGTTAGTGGTGTCCTTGGTCACCTCGACGTACTGCTTGGTGGACTGATCGTATCGCTTCTTCTGGCCCTTCGCCTTACCATTGGACTGACTGCTTCCCCCATTGGTGCTGCCATCGAGAGCCTGTACGGACTGACTGCTTGAGGAGGAGGATTGATCATCCTGCGGAGGGTCGACCAGCTGGAGCTTCAACTTCTTGTCCGTGCGGCCGGTCATGAACATGCCGTCCGTGTTGAGATGAAACTGGTGCTGGAGATAGTCGAACATCGCAACGTCGCCCTTCTGCAACTCCTTCAGCCTGAAGCGACGATCATCCATGTTTCCGAATACGGGGAAGCTTCGATTGCCGCCCATGAAATGCACGAAGGTCTCGGCGCTCTCACTGATCTTGCCCTGAGCGTTCTTCATCGCGTCCCGCACCACGCTGGTGAAGCCATAGTTCTGCGGGCTCTCGATCTTCTCCCTGGCCTCATTGGCCATGAAGTTGCCCTTGCTCTCCTGCATGAGCTTGGTATCGTCCACCTCCGGGACGGTGACCCTGGCTCCGCCGGCCACGTAGGCCCGGAACGAGGAGTTGAGTGGCGTGGCTCTGTGCATGTTCTAATCCACCGGTGGTATAGTTTCGTTGGGCTTGGTTGCGCTCGGGAGTTGATCCGGGATGGATACGTCCGGAGCCTTGCCCACATTCATCGGCGCATTGTCCTTAAGCGCCCACGGTTGCTTGAGCTCCAGTTGGGTCTGGGTCCCGGAGTTGTTATCCTGCGTGAACGTGACCGTCTGTATCTTCATCATCATGTTCAATGGACACATCGGAGAGTACACGAACACGTT